ACCTCTCCGAGTATTTGCAAGGAAAAACGCGGTACGTCCGTGTAGATATCCTCTCCGCTCTGCTCGTCTTTCGTCATCTGCGTGGTAACACTCTCACGCAAAACATTCAGGATACCCTCGCGCACCACTACCGGTTTCCCTCTTTGAATGAGGCAGGGGAAGCCATTTACAGAAACAAAAACGTCACGCTTTGCATCCGGCCCCTCGCCTGATTCATTTATTACTATTTTGAATTTCCTTGCCCCTGCCTTCCTATCTATGGCAGAAACCCTGTCCTCCTCGGCTACCTGCTCAAGCGTCTTCACCTTTGGCATTTTTGCATTTACTTCAACCTTTGCCTTCGGGAGCTCTCCTGGAATCTGAAGATCATCCTTTTCTTTTATTGCCTCTGTCATTGTGCATCCTCCTTTTTGGTAGGTCTTTCGACCTCCTGATTATGGTTATAAAGATTCGTAAATCTTCACCATTTCTACTGCCATATCGTCTATCGAAGCCACCGGAGTTACTTCCCGGGGTAAAATTTCTCCTGTTAAAATCTTCAACATCTGAATTGCGATCTCCCTTTGATCTCCCTCGTCAATCCAGAAATCGGCATATTCGTTGTTTTTATAGCTGATCACCTTGCACCCTGCGGCCTTTGCCTCCAGACAAATGCTGTTGAAATCTCCGTACCGCACAGGGCTCAGGTAGTAATCTACTGATTTAAAAGCATTCCGAAGCTCATCTTTGGTGAAGTAACTTCCGCTTGTGTACGACCGGTAAAGCGTTCCGTTCGCGCTTAAAAGCGGATACCAGAAGCGATGACTCCCAAGAGGAATGTAGTGCATATGCAACACTACTTCAGGTAGCGCCTCCATCAAGATCGGATATGCGAGAACGATGTCCAGCGGCCATTTGATCGTGTGCATATTTTCACAGGTAAAAAGCGATGGATTTCCTGTCCACTTGCCCCTGCTCGGGATATCTTCTGACCAAAATGCCTTATCAACTCCCATCGGAACTACACGCACATCTGCTTTCGGGGCAAGCGATTTCCATATATACTGATGCCTGTACCAAAAAGTAACCGTAACGTCAGTCCGATTTAACCGGTAAAGGCTGAGCATGAAAGCATCTCCACCTACATAGCCGTGATAGGTGAACTGCTCTGCGGCATTCGCAAAGCAATGTTCGGGCGTCCCATGCGGGACAAAGACTGTTTTCCCCTTGATTCCTTCCGGTAAATGCGAGTGAGTAACGTGAATGTCTGCTTCCTTAGCCTGATCTGCGGTTAAGATATGAATTCCTTCGGTGTTCGGTGCAACCTCCCCTGGGCTCGTCGGAGCCGTGAAACACACAAAAGAATCGAGCCCAAGCTTTCTTTCCGCTATAGACATATTGAAAGAAACGCTATTGAGTCCCGATCCGTTTTGTAATGTCCAATGAACTATTTTCATGCTCCCCCTTTTGAAAGTCTCCCCCGACCGAAGCCGGGGGAGTTTAATGTGGTTTCTTAGAATGCTTTCACCACCGCCGAGCTTATGTTTGAAACAAGCGCAGACAGTATCGCCCCTTCTACCGGGAACGATGCTTTAGCGGCTGATGCTCCTGAGCCGGTAACTGATCCAGCCGTTACGTCTGAGATCATCACGCTAAGGGCTAAATTGAACCTTGCCCCTGATGTCGCCATAGACTGTGCAGACATCGCAGAAGAAGCCCCGGAAACTGCAAGCAAGGCCGCACTCGTACCCATAGACTGTGCAGACATCGCAGAAGAAGCCCCGGAAACTGCGAGCAAGGCCGCACTCGTACCCATAGACTGTGCAGACATCGCAGAAGAAGCCCCGGAAACTGCGAGCAAGGCCGCACTCGTAGCCATGCTTGGTGCAGAAAGGGCAACCGCGGCTGCCTTCACGACAGAATCGGCCTCTGATATCGCCCCCGCTTGTACCGCCGAGCTGATCGCGGCCGTGATCGCGGCCGAAACTCCGATATTGCTTCCGGCAACGCTCATTGCAGAAGAAACCGAACCGGCTGCTACCGCATAGCTTATTGCGCTTGACGTAACAACGCCTGCGGCTGCTTTCGCGGTAGAAATAGCGGCGCTTTCAGGTACGTCAACAGCATAACCCGAGCTAATGGCCGCACTTTTAGCCTGGCTTAACTGAAAACTAAACTGCCTACTGAGGTTACTCGCCATGTTTCACCCCCTATCCGGTTTTCTTGACGGTCATAATGTTCGTGAACGCCACAGATCCGCCCGCGGCAACCGCCTGACTAAAAGCATGAGAGCCGGCGACATGGGCAACAGTCCCGACAGCAACAGTGTACAGCGCAACAGGACACATCGTGTCAGGGATTGATGGCATCAAACTTGATCCGGTCGCGTTAGAGCCCTGCGCAAACGCAAGGATATTCGCACACCCTCCGCCCGCAGTTGAAACCTGCGCTGAGGTCAGCACAGTTCCCGGATAAGCGATACCGCTTCCAGCTGCGTTAAAGCAACACACAGCGACCATGCCGCCGCCAACCGGCACAGTAGGAGTGTCACTTATCGGAAAAGCAGAGCTCGATGCGGCATTTGTAACGATGACACCGTTAACGGCATACTGAGTCGCCAACGATACGGAAGGGCATAACAGGGAATTCTGAGCAGACCAAACTCCCTTGTCGGCCATGTTAAGTGTTACCAGTCCCCTCAGGAGATCCTGAAGCGGCTGATGTTTTACTGCATCTTTAATATTGTGAACCATGTGAGGTCCTCCTTTTCTTTAGGGGAGACGTGGCTCCCCTTTAATTTTTACGACAGTTCAGTTGCAGCGGCTTCGAGAACTGCCATCCAAGCATCGTTCAAGATTACCGCGGTCTGCATGGTTTTCCATCCGATGCTGCCCCTCTGCCCCAAAGGATCAGACTTTGAAGGAGTATTCGGGTTGATGACTATCGGGGTAATGGCAAACTTACCTTTCAGCGCCACACCTGCCCAGGCATTCTTCGCAAGGAAGATAACTGGATAAACGTCTGCGCTTGTTCCGGTTGTCGAGATCATTGCGCCTTTCGCCCCGCCACCATCGGCATACGGAGTAAAGATGTTGCTCAAAATAAAACGCACTTGAGCAACAGCGCCCATCTCACCCTCAAAGGGCTTCGTCCCGCCTCCGTAATCCTTAACGTCAATAAATCCGGTAAGGGCTCTGATGTCGTTTTCCATATCGGTATGTGTTACTGCCACATAGCATGGAAGGACGTTCTCGGTATTGAACGACGGAGTTGACTTCACAATGGAAGTGATAAACCCGGCGTTCTGCCGCTTCAGGGCACGCACGATGAGCTTAATATCTCCATCGGCTATCGCGGTATTAACGTCAGTCCTTGCCGTTCCGTTAGCGTAAAACTTATTTGTCCCGGCTTTCAGCACGTTATACCTGATTGTCTCAACGGTCTGAGCGGCCTGCTCGCCGATAACCGGATAGTTTTCCTTGAGGACATCATCCTCATGGGTATCCGACACCACATCGGTAATTTCAACGAGATCACCGTACTGATACAAAGTAGCCGTTACGTCCGTAGCGGTCAGCTTCTTACTGGAAGGAGTGACACCCTCTGTCAGAGGGGTGGTCGCCAACGCAAGGGCATTGTACCGCCTCCAGGTCATTGACTTCGTTTTCCGCATTGGAAGCGTTTTCGCCTGCATAAACTTCTCAAGCACAAGCAGGGGGAGCCCTCTCTCAAGAAACTCTACCGCAGCATAAGCCGCTGTTCTCGGTGAAATATCGCCGTACTCTGTAACGGGACCGGCGATAACTACCCCGTACAGCAATTCCTGATGGCCGCTGAGTTGTGCCATCGCCACAAACGTAAAAATGGTCAGGAGTATTCCTAACCGTGACCGAAAAAATCCTTTCATTTTCTGCCTCCTCATATCTTTTTTGCAACGGCTTCTTCAAATGAGCCGTCGTAATCGTCCTTATTTTTAAAGCCTCCGCCACGCGTTTTGATGGGGGCCTTCCGACTTGTTACAGGGGCAAGGTCCTCAAGACGCTCGCGCTTTTCGTCTGAAAGGGTGTCCTCCTCATCATCACCTCCGCCGTTATCGGATTTTTTCCCAACTGCCATGCCCCGATCTTTCTTGTATTGGTTGAGCATCCAAATACATTCGGAGGCATCTCCCTCGTTGACAATCCTTTCCATGTTGGCTGCTACTCCTGCGGGAAGGGATTTCTCCCATGCCACAAAATCTTCGCTATCGACAATTGTTTCAAAATCAGGGTGTCCGGCATCTGCTATTGCCTTGAAATGTTTTTCATCGGCAGTAGTGGCGATTGTTTCGCTTACCGGCGCCAGCTGCTTTGAAAATGTCTGCGCCATCCAGGAAAGCCTCTTGAGCATGATCTCGTCATATTTCCGGAAGGTGTCAAGCTGAAATTTGTAGATATCCTCAAAGTCCTCGGATACCGGCTTGCCCGTAGGAAGATCGCTAAAAATATCGGCTATATCAACCGGCTTTTCATCGTCTTTGCGGGCTGCAGGCGGAGCTGCTGGCTGATCGTCAGCACCCTCCCTCTTGTGAACCTTACGATATTCTTCAAGTTCCTTTTCCAGTGCCTCCCTTTTCTTCAGCTCAGAGTTATACATGCCTTCAAGGGATTTTTTCCGCTGAACCTCCTTTTTGTATAAATCGGGGGTTATTGCAGCGGGTGTGTCATCAAGGGCTTCTGCTGGTTTATCGTCCAGCTTTTCGGCAGGCTTTTCTTCAATTTTCTCATCCGGCTTCTCAAGTATAGGCGCTTCGGCCTTACCGTCCGGCTTCTCGTCCGTGGATTTTCCGGCATCGGGCTTTTCGCCCTTGCCTTCCTCTCCGGTGCGCTCCGCGAAAGCACTATCGAACTCGTCGCCTTCTACCGGTTTCTGATCTTGCTCGTTGATTCCTGCCATCGTACCCTCCATTTTAGCCCTCTTTCGATAGGCTGATTAAAATAAAAAAGCTGCAAATCCCCCTTTTTTCAAGGTAGGACTTACAGCCCTCGGTTGTTCCGACAATCTGTAAGGAGAATTAACCTATTTCATTTGCGAAACGAAAAGTCTTTTTCTCCTCCACAAGTTGGATTTTGCCATCTCTATATTTGATTACAATATCACCGTGGAATCTCTCAAACTGTTTCCTCCTTAAATGAACTGTCAAATCACTCAAATCAATCTCTCTCTGCTTCTTTTGAATGTTATCCATTCATTTCACATATAGTTATACTAAATAACTTCCCCAATGTCAACTTTATTCGCTTATTAAAGTATCCCAGCGAACAATTTCCTTGCCATCATGCAATAATGCCCAACGAATACCATTTACAAATTCCATTTTATGCCGTTCAAGTATATCGCGTAATTTTCCTTGCTCACTTTTTTTATTGCTTCCAAACAAACATTCAAACGTCACCTTGTCTTGATCGTTCAAGAGCGGCAAAATAATAGCAAGCAAAGCTTCTTTCCTTTTTTGAACTCCATCGGAAATCTTCATCTTTATTCGCCGCCTATTATTTTTTTAAGCGTAGCCTTGAGCTCTTTCAGCGCAAGCCGCTTTCCCCTGATAATGTCATGCGATCCATCCCCAACGTCAAAATCATCCATAAGCCGTTCGAGTTCGCAATCCATAAGCTCGATAAGCGCCTGCATAACGCTGGGCTGCCGAGACTCAATGAGCCTTTGATATGCCAATTCCCTCTTACTTGGAAGTCTTTTTGGCTGTTCCTTTGTTGGTGGATGTATTACCATTCTTT